TGATATGATTTTAATATCTGTTCTTCCTTTTCTAGATGACGATTTATATCAGTCAATGAATCTTCTATCTCGTTTAAATCGACTAATTGATTATGAGCCTCTGAATATAATATTGCATGATGATGATCTTGTTCATCAGATTTTAATTCTAATAATCTATCATTTAATTTAGGTAAATCATCAGATGCTTTTTGAGCTTCATGTAACCATGGATTTGCCATACAATGCTTACAATCCGGATCCCAACTATGGTCTGCTAATTTTGATTCTAATTTTTTAGCTGCTTTTATTTCTGCTTCAAGTATTGGTATTTTATTATTCAGAATATCTTTAATTAAAATACGTCGACTATCCATTTCTGTTTTTTCTGCTTCTAACGCTGTTCTATCATATTCAGATGCTTTTTCAATATACTCTGATATATTATCTTTGTATGATTGTATCAAATCTTTTTTAGCTTGTAAAAACTTATCATATTCTTCACGCGATTCTTTTAACTTATCTATTTTGCTTTGAGCTTCATCGATAGTTAATACATCATCAGAAATTGTTATTAACTCTGCTGTCAAGTTTACTATAATATCATTAAGATCATTGAACATTTTATCATGTTCTGTTTTTTCTTTTGACATACGTTTATATGGAGGCGTTAATTGATCAATCGTTTTTCTAGCCTCTGCTATTATTGAACTATGATCTTTACGTTTATATTCTCGTATTAACGCCGCGGTATCTCGTATGTCCTCGGCTGCGATTTGATATTGTTTTTCAAATACATCAATATCTAAAAACTGAGTTAATAGTTCTTTACGTTCACGTTGAGACATATCAATAAAACCAGTATTATTATTCTGTAAAGATAATGCGGTTAATATAAAATCGTCATATGATCCAATATATTTTTTAATAACTTTATTTGTAGAATCTCTTTGATCGCCGTTTAGTAATAATTTATCTCCATTAGCATCAATTGTCCAAAAATCTACATTTACTTTAACATGACCATTGCTTTGTTTTTTACCACGTCGCTCGATAAAATATGTCTTTCCATCAATATCAAATTCAAACTTACATTCGAATGTGGATTTTTTATTATTTAGAACATGTACTGCTTTTGTAGTACGGCTACATCTATCATAACAACAAAATGCCAAGGCATCTAATAATGTTGATTTACCGCTAGCATTAGGTGCAAATAATCCATTAATACCAATTACATTTGTAAAATCAATTGAATTGTTTTCGCCATAACTGAACATATTTGAAAATTCAAAATACTTTGGTATCCATGCAACATTTCTGGTTAATTGAACATCCGTCATTTTAGAATGTACAGTACGATTTATATGACGTACTACATCTAACATTTTATCCGAGACTGCAAATTCAGAATCTAAATAATCTGATATAACATTGTTTTGCCATTCGACATCACGCACGTTTCCGATTGATACCTTTTGATTAGTATTATTATTTAATGCATGTATTTTTTGAATTGCAATCTCTTGTACTTTATAATCTTTACGGATATCAGATACAATACGTTTCAAATCAGATGTTGCAGTATCTTTTACTTTTATTCGTAGTCTTGGTTTAGCTGGTATTTTACTAGATGGGTTGATAATCTTACCATTATCAATTTCAAATGTATAATATCCATATAAATTTTTTATTTCTACAAATTTAGATGACATGTCATTTAAGTCCCATTCTAATATTCCATGAATTAAAGCTTCACCATGATTCTGCTGAATTAATGATCCAGGATAAGCAATGGTTCGTTCTTCATCTAAATATTGAGCTGGTTTATGTATATCACCTAACAATGTTAAATCATGTCCTTTGAATAATTCGGTAGTAACATGTTCATTTGTTATTTCATATCCAATATCTGTCTTGGCTGAATTTACAGCGCCATGATGTAACGCTATCTTAATATCTCCTTCAAATTCAGATGCTTTTATGTATTCAACCGGTTTATTAAATACTGACATTACATTGAAGTGTACATTCGATAGCTTGTATATACCATTGTCTTTAAGATAGTGTAAGGCCGGATGATTTAAGGCGTATACTACCGGAGACAACGCATCTAAACGATTAGAATTATTTAGGTTACAATCATGATTTCCAGTAATTAAAATCGTAGGTGCTATATCAGCCAATGATTTAAAAAAATCTCCTACGCGTTCTACAAGTTCTGGAGACATGTCTGTTTTAGCATGTACTACATCACCAGCAACATAAATTATACTGTTCGGTGTTTTATGTTTTTTAATGTAACTATATAACTTGTTAAATACTTCGCGATACTCTTTATGGCGATTTACATTTCTAATATGTACATCAGCTATATGAAAAATTTTATCTATTTTTTCGATTCCAATATCTATATTCTGCATAATATTTTTTCTTGCATTAATTGAGTTTCTGTTAATTCACAGGTGTTGTCTATAATATTTTTTATCTTTTCAAATCCTAAATCAGATGGATCAGCTTCATTTGGTAGATTTACCAAATATACTTGTACACCATTTGACATGAAATAATCAGATACTTCTATTGCTTGTTTTTTAGCATCATCATCTAAACAAATATAAATTGTTTTTACTCCACGTTCTACAATTCGTTTTTTCAATGTATCTGAAATTGTTTTACCGAATAATGGAATTGCATTTCTTTTTATTGCAATAGCATCAAATGCTCCTTCTACTAAAACAATTGGCATGTCCCAATTAATATGCAATTCAAAACCAATAATATCTTTTGATACATTTGGATTCTTATGTTTCCATACATCATCTTCGTAATATGCACGTGATACAAAATAATTTAAACTGCCATTGGCATCAAAACTAGGAATAACAATTTTACCATTATACGGCCCAGAATCACAATACCCAATTCTATATTTTAAAATGTCTTGAATATTAATACCTCTTTTACGTAAATAGAATACTGCATTTCTATACTCCGGCGAGCCTTTATCAAATTGCCATAATGGATTGAATCCTTCGGGTAGATGTAAGACCGGAGTATCAGTCGTAGTTTTTTTAGGACGATATTCTACATCTTCTAATAATACAATTAATTTAGATACCTTTTTCCGATCAACATTTAAACGCCTGAATAAAATAGGTAGTTTACGTCCAGCGGCATTACATACCCAACAATGCCAATGTTGAGATTGAGTGTTTACTTCTAATTTTGGTTTATGGTGATGACAAAAAGGACAGTTGAAAGCAACGTTATTATTTGCTTTGATACGTCCTTTTCCTAGTACCGATTCCAGTAATGTTACGATAGGAAAGTTGCTCATTTATCTATTATTTTCAATACTTACTTACAATAAGTCATTGTCGTATTTATATTTAATAATTATTTTCATTACATTCAAAATAATCATTTTTATAAAATACAAATTTATATTATATATGAATATATAAAATTTATTTCAAAAGCTCAACCTTTTAACCAACTTTCTGGAATCTTTTTTTCTGCCCATACAATTCCATGTTTATCACAATAATCACCATATGTTGTTTTTGAACCTTTTCTGATTTTTGTTTTTGCTGATTGAAATACTATTCGTATATCTAATTCTGGATGTTGTTTTTTTATTAGCAAATGTTTTTTACGATCTTCTATAACCCATCGGCCTTTTGTCTCGACTAATATTCCATTTGGTAATCTGAAATCAATTGTATATTTATGATGAGTTTCTGGCTTGATATAATTAATTACAGTATCTTCATAACCAAACTTTATTTTAGATTCAGTTAATTGTTCTGATACTTTATGTTCGAAACCAGATCGGTAACCATGTTTAATTGCATTCGCACGTATTTTAGACTTAGATCTCCATGCCATAATATAACCTTTAATATAAATATGTTAATAGTCCCAACGAATGATAATATTCATATCAATGTCATCTCTATTCTCTAATGGTTCTGCTAATTTACCAACAGCTAACATTTGACCTTTATCATTAAATAAACCTACTGTTGTAATATAAGGTTTTGCAGAACCTGTTATAAACATTGTTTTACGGAAATCACCCGGGCCATTAAACATTTCAGCACTTGATCCAACATCGTTGCATGAATTATCAATACCAGTAGCCGGCCTATATGTCGCACTTGGATTTGTCGATACATTAAAAGATCCTAATGGAATGCGTACCATTACTTCATTTTCATAAATAGTATATTGACCTTTATACTTTAATTCAAATTTATTTGGTAATCCACTATCCGCTGTACCCGGTGCAAATGAAGCAGATGATGCATTCGATCCTGTAAATAACATATCTTGATATTTTGGCATAGGTGATGTTACTACTACCTGACCATTTCGATAAAAAACATTTCCCATTACATTTGTTTGATATAACGAACCTGTATAGAAATCATTATTAGCCAATGTTTCTATTTCTAAATCATTCAATGCATAACTAAATGTACGTATTTCGGCTAAACTACCATTAAAAGGATTTGGATTATCACCTAATGTATCTGTACCTAATAATATATTAGCGTAATTAGATGTTGGTTCTCGAGATATAGAACCAGATGTTGACGATCCTCTAACTTTTCCGTTAACATAAATTTTACATGTATTTTCTGAATTACGTATAAATACATGAGCCCAATTACCATTATCAAATGACCCACTTGTACTAGAAGATATATGTAATTGGTTCGTACCATCCGATGCAATATAATGAATATTATCATTTTTATGTACTATATGCAGTGGTGTACGAACCTTGTTATCAGATACCTTCAATGGACTGACAACTGGTTTATTAACAGTACGAACCTTTTGCATACCATCACGCTGATCGTAAAATGTTTCTGTTACATTTGTATATTTTGACATTAAAACTTCTGCAGAAGCTGGAGATTTATCATTAGGATTGAACCATAATGATATTCCCCAATCATCACAACGCTGTAATTCATCAAAATTTTCATTATGTGGTATGTTAATATAACTTGATAATGAACCTGTAAAATAACCAGCTAAACCTGAAGATGCATATACTCCAGTAGCGCCACTTCCAGATACGACAGTATTAATTCCAGTTAATATACGTACATTTTGTATCGCTGCTTTTTTATTTAATTTTCTTAATTTATAAGATATATTGTTATTGCCAATCAATCCATAATTACCATCAAATCTACGAAATTCATTATTAAAAGTGAGATAGAATAAATTATTACTGGCGGATGGAATATAAGTTGTTGGGATAGTCAAATCACGTAAATTACCTAATCCGTCATCCGAACCGGTTATTCTAAATGTTTTATTTGATAAATTAGTATCTGATCCGGTGATGCATGATTGTAAGAGCAATGTACCTGGTTTGACACGTTCTCCCATTTCATGATAAGGTATAGTAACAACAGATGAATTCCAATTAAAAAACTTTTCAGTTTTCATTATATCTGTAAGTTCATGACACCGAGCTTGATCATATGGATATCGGTAATATCTATGATCGATCCAATTCCATACTATATGCTGGTTAGTATCATCTGTTGTATTTATAGGATAATTATATGTTGCATCACCTACATGAGGAGTTACTTTTTTATGTACAGCTTTTTGTAGTTCATACTTCCGACCAGCAAATTCATCATTACCTACAGCGTAATTCTTATATGCCTTAAATGGTCTTTGATGTACATCATTCTTACGAATATTGCGAAATACTGATGGTATCGTTGGCATATCATTGTCTTATCTTAAAAGTCTAATTTTACTTTAACCAATACTTCTCTGGTAAATGATTTTAATATAGGTTTACTTAATTTTGCAACGGCTAGTAATTCACGTCTATCATTATATAAACCTACTGTTGTAATAAATGTTTGAGGATTGTTAATAAAGGTAGTAAATGCTAAATCGCCAGATGATCCAGAAACAAAAGATGGATTATTTGAATAATTATAATCTCCATTCTTAACTCTTACAAAATAATATGTTGATTTAACTTGTTCTGATGATCTAGCTTGAAGTCCATAATTACGACCACTAGCAGCAACTATTTGCCCGGTAGCCGATCCTGATAATGACTTAAATAATTTCATGGCATTATCACCTTGAACTCCAGACCCCGATACAGTATCAAAACCTACAGCTGAATTTAATTTATCACCATTCAATACTGCAATACCTGCTTCTGGATATAATAAGCCATAATGATCTAAATTTGCAGATCCGCCATGGAATACTGTTCCATCGTCAATTGTACCTGATACAATATTATAAACTCGCCCAGATTCTCCAACCGATGCAGGACTTAATGATGAATCATCTATTAATGAAACAACTTGGTATACAGGATCTACAACTACAGCTGAACCAGTACTTGATGCATTTTGATGAGAACCGGACATTTTAGCTAAATTAATTTCTAAATTACCTGGATCTATTTTTTCTTTAAATCGAGCTCTATTAAAATTTAAAACGTAAATATTATTACTATCAACACCGTTAAATGTAAATTTTTTATCTAATGGCTGTAACAACAACTGAGCATATTGTTTATAAATTGCCCTAGTAGGCGTATCATTATTTAAGTTACCAGATATATCTTTAGAACCAGATCCATCAATATTTCCATATGCTATAGATAATTGTGATACCGCTAATTGGTCTGTTGATTCTTTATTATATATAGTTCTAAAATACGTGTTCTGTTGTGCAGTAGCAGTTGAATCAATATGAAATGACATTAAACTACCGGTGTTGCCAGAAAATAATCCTGATGTTACAGTTTCAACATTATTCGCTAAAATATCATCTAACGGATCAAAATTATTATATGTACGTCCATTCCTAGATCGTTGCCTAGCCGCTAATCTTTCTTGTACAATCCGATCAGCTAATTGTCTAGCCGCGGCTTCTACAGCTCCTTGAGCGGCTGCGTTTCTAGCTCTTAACCTTCCCGGTATAATTTGTCTATTTGCTAATCCCATTTATATTTTCCTTTTATGATGCCTGGACATTTTGAATTGACTGAATCTGAGTAGGTCTTATAGTTATTGTCAACGTTGCTCTACCACCTGTTTCATTACCTATAAATAATATAGTAGCTGTACGTGTAGCCGTTAACTGACCTTTTGCAGTAATCTGGAATTCAGCCCCGGTAACCGTTACAGTCTGAGCTGCTTCATTATCACCAATAAATTGCGGAACAGATGCTCCAGATTGGTTTGGTGCAGATTTAGTAGCAATTAATTCAGC